AGAAGATAGAGCATTTATGTCAGAAGCTGCTCCAATGAACAGCACTGATGCAACTTCTATACAGAATTGGGATCCAATCCTAATTTCTTTAGTAAGAAGAGCAATGCCAAATCTTATTGCATACGACATAGCTGGCGTACAGCCAATGACTGGTCCAACAGGACTAATCTTCGCTATGAGAGCAAAATATCAATCACAGGCGTCAAGCGCAGAAGCATTATTTGATGCTGCTGATACTGATTACTCTGGAAGAAACAAAGCTGGTTCAGCTACAGGTGGTTTTTCAACTACTGCTGATTCAGGAACAAATCCTGCATTGTTAAATGACAGCCCTGCTGGCACTTATACAACTGGAGTAGGAATGTCAACTGCTGCTGCTGAAGCACTAGGTGATTCTTCTGCTAATAGCTTTGCTGAAATGGCATTTTCAATCGAGAAATCGACTGTAACTGCTAAATCAAGAGCCCTTAAAGCTGAATACACTATGGAACTTGCTCAAGACTTAAAAGCAATCCACGGTTTAGATGCTGAAACAGAACTTGCAAACATTCTATCTGCTGAAATCCTTGCGGAAATCAATAGAGAAGTTGTAAGAACTATTTACATCAATTCAGAAAAAGGTGCTGTTGCTGGTACTACAACGTCTGGTATATTTGACTTAGATACTGACTCAAACGGAAGATGGTCTGTTGAGAGATTCAAAGGTCTTATGTTCCAAGTTGAAAGAGAAGCAAACACAATCGCACAAAGAACACGTAGAGGAAAAGGTAACATTCTGATAACTTCTTCAGATGTTGCGTCTGCTCTACAAATGGCTGGTGTATTAGATTACACTCCAGCGTTAAACAACAATTTAAATGTTGATGACACTGGTAACACTTTTGCTGGAATATTAAATGGTAGATATAAAGTTTATATCGATCCGTATTCTGCAAATGCAAATACAGCTAAACAATTCTTCGTTGTAGGATATAAAGGTACATCACAGTATGATGCCGGAATATTCTATTGTCCATACGTTCCATTACAAATGGTGAGAGCTGTTGGTCAAGACTCGTTCCAACCAAAAATTGGTTTCAAAACACGTTACGGAATCCAAGCAAATCCATTTGCTGAAGCTGGCGCTACAGACGCTAACGCAGCTATCAATGGTGCTGGTTCTGCTAACGCAAACAGATACTACAGAAAAGTTCAAGTTATTAACTTGATGTAATATCAGTTTGTTCTTTGAACAAATGATTAAAAAGGAGGGCCTAAAAAACCCTCCTTTTTTTATGCCTAAATATTAATATGACAGTTACAAACTCATATTCAAGACAACCTACAAAATTGGACTATGCTAGTCCTACACAATTTAAATTTAATATTATTAAGTTACCAAAAGTAGAATACTTTTGTACAGCTATTAATATTCCTGGTATCAGTATTAACTATGTAGAACAACAAACACCTTTAAAAGATATACCAATGCCTGGTGAAAAACTTAAATATGGCGATTTGCAAATGTCATTTATTGTAGATGAAAATTTAGAAAACTATCAAGAAATTCACGGTTGGTTGGTTGGACTAGGATTTCCTGATGGATACAGCGATTATGATACACTAATGCAAGCAGGAAAAGATAGATTTCCAACAAGCAAATCAGAAGTGAGTAGAGAGATAGGAAAAATAAGATACCCTGCTCCATCACAAGGGGCCGCAATGTCCGATGCAACCCTATTGATACTTACAAACAAGAACAATCCTGTAGTAGAAGTAAGATTTAAAGATGTATTTCCTATTAGTTTAGGAGGATTACAGTACAATCAACAGGCCACTGATGTTAATTATCTAACTGTTGATGTTGTTTTTAAATATTGTATATACAATTTTGCAAGTATAAATTCACCAACATTAACAAAGGTTACCACCTAGACTTGATTTTTAAATAGTTTTGTGATATAATTATATTATGGATTTAGAACAATTACAATTAGAAGCAGACAAAGACCTTAAAATTAATGATACTGAATTAGATTTAGAATCATTAAAGACTCCACAATTACATAACAAGTATATGAAACATTATACTAAGTTTAAATTACTTCTTACACGTACTGAAGATGAGTTAAGAACTATTAAACGTGATAAGTGGGAGTATTATACTGGTAAGGCCGACCCTAGTGTGTATCAGGCCAAACCTTTTGATTTAAAAATTATGCGAACTGATATTGACAAATATTTAGAAGCAGATGTTGATATACAAAAATTATCACAAAAGGTGGCCTATTTAATTACAGTTGTGGATTTTTTAGATAGAACATTACGAGTTGTCGTTAACAGAACATACACTATAAAAAATGCCATAGAGTGGCGTAGATTTACAAGTGGTGCTGTATAATGTACTTAGAAAATAATCATTGTATTTCTAATGGATATTTTGATAGAAAATACTGTGATGAAATTATTTCTCAAGCCGAAACATCTAAACTTCATATGGCCAAGGTGCAAGATGGTTTAGATATAAACAGAAAATCAAAAATTACTTGGTTAACAAATGATAAATTAAATAAAGACATAAACGAAATTATTTTAGATCATAATAAAAAGGCCAAATGGAATTTTGTTTTAAAAGAGTTTGAACCACTGCAATATACAGTTTATGAAACAAATGACCATTATGATTGGCATATAGATAGTCATAGTAAACCATACCCTAATGGTTATATAAGAAAAATAAGTTTTACATTATGTTTAAATGAAGATTATGAAGGAGGCGAATTTGAAATATCTAAACCAAATCCAAAACCAGAAAAACATATTAATACTAAGTTTAACGATAAGTTTACATTAGGAACAGTTATATCATTTCCATCTTTTGTTTGGCATAAAGTAAATCCTGTCACAAGTGGAACAAGAAAAGTATTAGTAGGTTGGTCAGTAGGTACTCAATTTATTTAATACGTATGACCCTCACAAAATATATTATCATAGATAAGAAAAACGAAGTCTATCTTAAAATAGAAGCTGATGATTCTATACGTAGAGATTTAGGTGAGTATTTTACCTTTGAAGTTCCTGGTTTTAGATTTACACCTCAATTTAGAAATAGAGTATGGGACGGTAAGATAAGATTATTTTCTTATGCAACTGGCCAGATTTATGCCGGTTTATATCCTTATATTGTTAAATGGTGTGAAGATAATAAAATACAAGTTGTTGATGGTGCAAAGATAAAAGATATATCTGTAGATGAAACATTAGTAAATAAATTTATAACTAATTTAAAAGTGCCAATGGAGTTAAGAGATTATCAGAAACAAGCCTTTATTCACTCTTTACAAAAGAATCGTTGTTTATTATTATCGCCTACGGCTTCTGGTAAGTCTTTGATAGTTTATCTATTAGTAAGATTTAATCTATTAAGATTAAAAGAAAAAACAAATAATAAAATATTAATTATCGTTCCTACTACTTCTTTAGTAGAACAGTTGTATAAAGATTTTGAAGATTATGGTTGGAATCCTGATAAGTATGTACACAAAATTTACCAAGGTCACGAGAAAGAAACAAATAAGAATGTAGTTATTTCTACTTGGCAATCAATATATAACTTACCTAAAAAATGGTTTAAATCTTTTGGTATGGTCATTGGTGATGAATGTCATTTATTTAAGGCCGTTTCTTTAAGTAAGATTATGACTAAACTAGAAGATTGTAAATATAGGATAGGTCTTACAGGTACTTTAGATGGTACTAAGACGAACAAATTGGTATTAGAAGGACTGTTTGGTGTCGTTAATAAGGTCACATCAACTTCTGAATTACAAGAAAAGAAACAACTGGCCGATTTAAAAATTATATGTTTAATACTTCAACACGATAAAAATTCTAAACACTTTTTAAAAGATAAGAGTTACCAAGAAGAAATGGATTTTCTTGTATCAAATGAAAGAAGAAATAAGTATATTCGCAATCTATGTTTAAATTTACAAGGTAATTCTTTAGTGTTGTTTCAATACGTAGAAAAACACGGTGTTATATTAAAACAACTCATAGAGAATAAAGCTGAAGATAAAAAAATATTTTTCGTTTATGGTGGTGTAGAAGCCGAAGAAAGAGAAAAGATAAGATTTATAACTGAGAAATCAGATAACGCAATTATAATCGCCAGTTACGGAACGTTTAGTACTGGTATTAATATAAGAAATTTACATAATATAGTTTTTGCATCGCCGTCAAAATCTCGTATTCGTAATTTACAATCTATTGGTCGTGGCCTTCGTTTGAAAGATAATAATTCTTCTGCTACTCTTTATGATATATCAGACGATCTAAGTTATAATGGTAAAGAAAACTATACTCTACAACACTTTAGAGAAAGAATAAATATATACACAAGCGAAAACTTTAACTACGAAATACATAACATAGAATTAAACAATGGAACAGATAAGAATAATAAAACTAATTAACGGTGATGACATTGTTTGCCGTCTGGCTAAAGATCAATTGCCAGAGAAGTCTACTCTATTACGTATTGATAGGCCGTTACAAATTAAATACATATCTCAATTAACAGCAAGAGGTCTTAAAGATTATATCGCATTAATTAAATGGACAGCCTATACTAATGATACAATAATATCTATACCGAAAGATAAGATTATGACTATAACAATGGCCACCGAAGAAATGACCAAAAGTTATTTAGATGTGGCTTTGAAATATGATAGAATACAAGTGCCGAAACAAGGTGATTATGAACCTGAACAATTAAATAAGGAAGATAATGATGAATTTAATGAACTGTGGGACGATTTTAGAGATACTAGGAAAACACTCCACTAGTCTGGAGAATCTTTTATCAAAGAGGCAACACCCCCATTATACGGATAAAAAGAATAAAGTCAACCCATCCTGGAACCGACTTTTAACATAGTCTTTGTATAAGTGATTGACAAACAACACAAAGTGTAGTATATTTAAATAATGACAACATCAAAAAAATCAAAAGAACATTACGTAAGTAATAAAGATTTTTTGGCCGCTATGATTGAATATAAAAAAACAGTCAAAGAATCGGTTAAAGAAGGCAAAACAAAGCCAAGAGTGCCTGATTATATTGGCACTTGTTTTTTAAAAATAGCAAATCACTTATCATATAGACCGAATTTTATTAACTATACATTTAGAGATGATATGATTTCTGATGGTATAGAAAATTGTTTACAATACTTAGACAACTTTAATCCTGACAAATCAAATAATCCTTTTGCATACTTTACACAAATTATATATTATGCATTTATAAGAAGAATACAAAAAGAAAAGAAACAAGTAACAATCAAACACAAAATGTTATTAGATTCTAATTTTGATGATATGGCATTACAGCCTGGCGAAGATAGGGAATTTCACAATCAGTTTACAGAATTTTTAAAGAAAAATTTACCAATAGAAGAAGTACCTAAAATAGAAAGTCTTGCTCATCATAGAGAAATGAAAAAAGAAAAAGAAAGAAAAAAGAAAAGAACACGTAAAGGTAAGTTAGATTATTTTATTAACTTATGAAAGTAAAGAAAATAATTATTGTAGGAGGAGGATCCTCTGGTTGGATATCAGCAGCCGTTTTAAAAAAACAATTACCAGAATTGGATATTACATTAATTGAATCTCCTGACGTTCCAATAATTGGTGTAGGTGAGAGTACTTTACCTCAAATAAATGCTTTAATGTCCCTTTTAGATATTAAAGATCAAGATTTTATGCCACATACAGACGCAACGTATAAAATTTCCATTAGATTTGAAGATTTTTATAAAAAAGGAGATGGAGGTTTTTTTTATCCTTTTGGAACTCCATACGAATCTCCTTATAAAAACGGAAAAACAACCTGGTTAATAAAAAAAATATTAGAAGAAAATACAAAAAATAAAGATTATGTTGACTGTTTATATCCTTTTATGTCTTTAATAAAAAACAATACCTTTTCTTTAAATGAAGAAAATGATATTCCAAATTTTAATCCAAAAACAGATGTGACATATCATTTTGATGCTATAAAATTTGGATTGTGGTTAAGAGACCACTATTGTATACCTAAAGGAGTAAAATATATTAAAGAACACATCTCTAATATTGAACAAGATGATAATGGAATAAAATCTTTAAACAACAAATATACAGCAGATTTATATATAGATTGTTCAGGATTTCAAGCACTATTGATTGACAAAACTTTAAAAGAACCTTTTGAATCGTATTCTGATATTATACCAAATGATTCTGCTTGGGCAACACAAATTTCTTACAAAGATAAAGAAAAAGAATTAGTGCCTTATACAAACTGTACAGCAATACAAAATGGATGGGTTTGGGCAGTTGGTACTTGGAAAAGAATGGGAACAGGATATGTTTATTCAAGCAAACACGTAACTGATGAAGAGGCTTTAATAGAATTTAAAAATTACTTAACAACCATAGGGAAAGATTATTCCAATTCAAAATTCAGAAATATCAAGATGAGAGTTGGTATGCACAAAAGATTATTTGTTAAAAATGTAGTAGCTATAGGATTATCAGGAGCCTTTATAGAACCATTAGAAGCAACAGGTCTTTTAACAACACACGATTTTATAATGTTATTAGTTAGAGTATTAAAAAGAGATAAAAATGAAATAGTAGTTAGTCAATTTGATAGAGATAATTTTACCTCAATATGCAAATATATATTTAGAAATGCTGCTGAATTTGTTTCTTTACATTATGCTCTTTCACATAGAACAGATACAAAATATTGGCAAGATATAAACAAAAAACAATTTTCTAAAGATTTAGTAGAATTAAATAATCCAATATTAATAGGATTTTTATATGCCTCTATGAGAAGATACCATAGAAATTCTTTTGATTCTATAGGAGGATTGCACTGTATTTCCACAGGCATGAATTACTTGCCTATGGACGAAATAAGTGAAATATATTATTCTTATGATAATAACCTTAAAGTAAAATTAAATAATGAATATAAAGATTCAATAAACTTAATGAACTCCAATAAAGAAAAATGGGAAAACATTTGTAAAAATAAACAAACATATTTAAGTTTTTTAGAACAATATATTTATAATGAAAAAAATTAAAAAAATAGTTATAGTTGGTGGAGGAACATCAGCTTGGTTAACCATTAGTTGTTTGTTATTTAAAATACATCAATCAAAAAATATAGAAATTACCTGCATAGAATCAAAAGACATTCCTACCATAGGTGTAGGTGAAAGCACTACAGGCCTTATGTGGGACGTTATAAACTTTCACGAACACTTAAAAGATGAAAAAGAATTTTTAAAAGAAACAGGATCAACATTTAAATATGGTATTAGACACGCAGATTGGTATGATATAGGAAAATCTTTTATAAGTCCTTTGGGTTCATCTTTTAATAATCCTACTTCATATCCTTCAACAGATTACGATTATATTAGAATATTGCACGTAGCTAATAATTTACCACATACACTACCTTTACAAAATCGTTTAATGATAGAAAATAAATTATATAATGATGGCCTGCATAACTACGACATAGCATACCATTTGGATGCTTTTAAAACAGGACAATATTTAAAAAAAAAATGTTTAAATACAAATAGAGTAAAAAGAATAGAATCTACAGTTGAAAAAGTAATTCTAAAAGAAAATGGAGAAATAGAATCTTTAAAACTAAAAGATGGTGAAGAAATAAAAGCTGATTTTTTTATTGATTGCACAGGATTTAATAGAGTGTTAATTAATGAATTAGACACTAATTTCGTTTCTTATAAAGATAATCTTTTGGTAAATAGAGCTATTACTTTTCCTAGAAATGTTTACGAAAATGAAACAATAAAAAACTATACAAATTCTACTGCTAGAAAATACGGGTGGACTTGGGAAATACAATTACAGAATAGAATAGGAAGAGGATACGTTTTTAATAGCGACATGATAAGTGATGAAGAAGCTATTTTAGAAATGAAAAATACATATAATGAAGATATAAAACCTAATAATATTATAAAATTTGAAAGCGGCAGAATAGATAAATTTTGGAATAAAAACGTATTAGCTATAGGACTATCATCATCATTTGTTGAGCCTTTGGAAGCAACAGCAATACATTGCACACTTGTGCAAATAAATCATTTTATGGAAAATTATTTTACCGAAAACTTGAATATGAACGAAAGCTTATTGCATAAATCTTATAATGAGGATATGTCAAATATGTGGGACGACATAAGAGATTTTATAGTTCTTCACTATATTGGTAATAGAAAAGATACGGAATTTTGGAAAGAATCGTCATCAGCAAAAAGAAGATCAGAAGAATTGAATGAAAAATTAGAAAAATGGAAATATCGTATGCCTAGAACAATAGATTATTCTAAAAAAAATAATTTTTTCGATCTTGGAAATTCATTGTGGTATCAAATATGTATGGGTATGAACATTTTAAATTCTGATGTTGCCAAAAAAGAATTAATGTATTATAATTTATACGAAAGAGCAAAACAAGATTTGCAAAAAATTTCAGATTATTCAGATAATTATATTGAAAATACAATATCAACAAATGAATATTATAAAAAATTATGAAAATAGCTTTAATTAATGACACTCATTGGGGAGCTAGAAATGACTCACCTGCGTTTATTGATTATTTTAATAAGTTTTACGATAAGGTATTTTTTCCTTATCTACAAGAAAATAATATCAATACTGTAATTCATTTAGGTGATGTGGTAGACAGAAGAAAGTTTATCAATCATAACACAGCACACAATTTTAAATTAAAGTTTTGGGATAAAGTAGATTCATTAAACATAGATACACACGTTATAATCGGCAACCACGATACATATTATAAAAACACAAACGAAATAAACGCATTACAAAATCTAAACATATCCAAAAGAGCAAAGGTATATACATCTAGCGAAACAGTTAACTTTGAAGGACTAGATATATTGTTTATACCTTGGATTTGTGATACAAATATGGAAGACTCGTTACACAACATAGACAAATCCACGGCTGAAATAGTTATGGGCCATTTAGAAATAAAAGGATTTGAAATGCACAAAGGCCACCTGAATGAACAAGGGTTAGACAAAACTTTATTTAAAAGATTTGAAAAAGTAATAACAGGACACTTTCATAAAAAATCTGATGATGGCCAAATTTATTATCTAGGTTGTCCTTATCAAATTATGTGGTCTGATTATAATTGTCCTAAAGGATTTCATATATTTGATACAGCGACTAGAGAGTTAACAAGAGTACCTAATCCTTTGATAATGTTTAAAAAATTTATATATGATGATAAAAAAGAAGATTACAACAAAAAAGATTTAAGTGATTATGAAAACACATACGTTAAACTTTTTATATCTCAAAAGACAGACAGTGATATGTTTGATAAATTATTAGACAGATTCCATAATGAGATAAATGCATATGAGATAAATGTTATAGAAGATTTAAGTTCAGATATAAATTCAACAGTAAAAGAAAATATATTAGATCAAGGAGAAGATACACTAACGTTTTTAGGTAACTATATTGACCAAGTAGATACAACTTTAGACAGAGCTAAACTAAAAACTTTTGCAAAACAATTATACGTAGAGGCCAGTGAACAATGATAGTATTCAAAAAAATTCAATGGAGAAATTTCTTATCTACTGGTAATACGCCAATAGAAATAGAATTAAACAAAGCGCCTACAACACTTATAGTAGGAACAAATGGTAGTGGTAAATCAACACTGCTTGATGCACTATGTTTTGTACTATTTAATAAACCTTTTAGATTAATTAAAAAAGAACAAATAGTTAATACTATTAATGATACAGACACCGAGGTAACAGTAGAGTTTACAGTTGGTACAAAAAACTATAAAGTAATAAGAGGAATTAAACCTAATAAGTTTGAAATATATGCAGATGGTGATTTGATAAATCAAGACGCCTCAACTATAGACTATCAAAAATATTTAGAGGCCAATATAATGAAGTTAAATTATAGATCCTTTATACAAGTAGTAATACTAGGTTCTTCTTCTTATGAACCTTTTATGAAAATGAAACCAAGATATAGACGAGAAGTTGTAGAAGAAATACTAGACATAAGAGTTTTTGGTTTAATGGACTTAATATTGAGAAGTCAACAATCAGATTTACAAAAAAATATAACTGAAATTAGACACAAGTGCGATTTAATAACCTCAAAATATGAATTAGAAACAAAACACTTTAATGAATTGCAAGGACGTAATATAAATGACAAAGATTATAAAAAAAATATAATAGAAAAAAACAATAAAGATTTATTAGAATATACAAATAAAATTAATACATTAAATAATCAAATCAACGAGTATAAAAACTCTTTAAAAGATCAAGATAAACATATACAAAAAGCAAATCAATTATCTAAGTTAGAAGCTAAGATAGAAACAAATTTATTAAAACACAAAAGAACAATGGAGTTTTTTGAAAAGAATGATGTATGTCCAGAGTGTACACAATCAATAGACGATAAACTAAAAACAAATAAAATATCAAGTGAAGAAACAACTATTACCAAATTAGATGCAGGACTAAAAGACTTGTTATCAGAAATAATTAAAACGGAAACAAACATTAATGAATTAAATTCAATATCACAAAAAGTAAACGAATTGAATGTAGATGTTGCAAAGATTAATACCTCAATAGAGGCTTTAAAAAAATATAGTGATAACATACACGAAGAAATATTGTTATTAGAAAATAAAGAAACAGATGGTAAAACAATACAAGAGCAGTTAAATAAACTTAAAACTGAATTAGAAGAAACAAAAGTATTGTTAACAAAGGTTACGGAAGATAAACAGTATGTTGATATACTAAGAGAGATATTAAACGACAAAGGTGCCAAAGCCAAAATTATTAAAAAATATTTACCTATTATGAATACTTTAATTAATCAGTATTTGCAATCTATGGACTTTTTTATATCGTTTAATTTAGACGAGGAGTTTAATGAAACCGTTAAGAGTAGATATAGAGATACTTTTAATTACAACAACTTTAGTGAAGGAGAAAAGATGAGAATAGACTTAGCATTACTATTCACGTGGAGATCAATCGCTAAAATGAAAAATAGTACTAATACAAATCTACTGGTACTAGATGAAATATTTGATAGTAGTTTAGATGGTCAAGGCACAGATGACTTCTTTAAAATTATTAAATCAATGCCAAAAGAAAATATCTTTATTATATCTCACAAAGGTGATATACTATTTGATAAGTTTACAAATATAATCAAGTTTGAAAAAGAACACAACTTTACGAGGTTACAAAATGCCTAAAGAACTAAAATTAATACCACCATCAGATCCAAGAGTACAATCAGCAATAGCACCTTTCAGTGATGATATGTTAAAAGAACACGACTTTAAAGACAGAAAAGAATTAGTTAACACAATGTTTGACACAATGTTTAAATTTGGAGGTCTAGGACTATCGGCCAATCAAGTTGGTTTACCATTTAATATGTTTGTATTTGGTGGCCATCCAGAAATTGAAAAGGGAAAGAAAGTTGCTTGTTTTAATCCTGTAATTATACACAACAGTGAAGAACAGATATTACTTAAAGAAGGATGTTTAACCTTTCCATTTGTATTTTTATCTATAAAAAGGCCTAAAAAAATAGTGGCCAAGTTTGAAGATGAAAATGGTGCTCTACAAGAAGGCCATTTTGATGGTTATTTCAGTAGAATATTCCAACACGAATACGATCATATGTTAGGTAGATTGTTTACCGAAAAGGCTAGTAAATTAAAACTAGACTTAGCATATGAAAGAGCACAAAAAGAAATAAGCAAAATGAAAAAAAGAAGAAAGGAGTTAAATGGCTAGTTTTACAGAAGAAGATAATAAACCTAAGATGTCGCAAGAAGAACGAGATAAACTTATGCAAGAGTTTTTGTCTAAAGGTGGCAAAATTAAAGAACTAAAACCTGGTATTGCAAAAGGCGCTGCCTCTTTAAACAGAAGTAAAAGTTTACAATGGACAGAAAAAGAAGTTATAAAACAAGAACATAGTGAAAATTTTATACCAAGTAAAGAATAATTTGACTTTTAAAACAAATTAGTATATACTTATATTATGGCCGTTAAAAAAGAATTAGATCCTTTTATAGAAAATCAATGGAAAGAATGGCAAGACTCTAATCCACTTGATAAAATACCGAACATAGACACAGACAAACTAAGAGATGTAGTGATTAAAGACTTATCTTTTGTGTCTGTTATGAATGTAAAAGAATATACACTATATCAGAAATGGTGTGAAGTACATCAAAAATATCCTACTATAGAAACTAATAGTTTTTTTGATGACAGGCCAGCACTAGCCGATCCAGAACAAGGCGCCATTATACAAGAAGTAAAAAACAACTTTTGGAATCCAGAAGATCCAATGGAGTATTTGAATTTAGAACCAGAACTTATTTACACTGATATAGAAAATGAAGGCAAAGTAGATTCTGTTACAGGTAAGAAATTACCAGCCATCTGGAATACACTTAGAACATTTTTATCTACAATGAAAAACAATAGTAATATTGGTCGTAATTTATATTTTTTAATAAGAGATAAAAAAACAAAAAAGTATCTAGGTGTTACTTGTATGTCCTCAGACTTTTTAGATTTAACACCAAGAGATAATTATATTGGTTGGGATAGAGAAGCCAAAACACAAAGAATGATTAATCATACTTGTATTGGTAGTACAATTGTTCCTGTACAACCATTAGGTTATAATTTAGTTGGTGGTAAATTATTAGCATTACTATGTTTATCAGATACAGTTGAGAAAACGTGGGAGAAACAATATGGCGATAAACTAGTAGGAGTTACAACAACATCTTTATATGGTAAAACAAAAACAATACCATTATCACAATACGATAGATTAGATCACTGGAAGAAAATGGGTTGGACAGCAGGTTCAGTATCGTTTGAAACAGAAAGATCAACAAGAAAACTTATACAACAATGGTTAATGAAAAACCATACAAGAAAATACTTTGAATGGTATGTAGCAAAGAAAAAAAGTGGTCAACCACATAAAAGAGATCACAGAAATAGAAGCCACTCATTTACATATAGTCAATTAGGTATAGAAAAAAAACTGATTAAATCGGAACACGCAAGAGGCATTTACTTTAGTGAACTATTTAAGAATACAAAAGAGTATTTAAAAGAACAAATACAAGAAGATAAGTTGATAAGAGCATTTGATAACTCAACAGAAGCTTTAACGCATATATGGAAAACAAAGTATGCTAAAAAAAGAATAGAATCACTTATAGCACAAGGTAGAGTATCTAAAGAATCTCATTTCTATGACGATATTATCTATTTAAATTGGGAAGAAACGAAGAAAAAATACCTTTTTCAAGTCGGCCGATAACGGTCCTGTCTTAATTTGAACACAATCTCCGGTAACCTATTGATTTTATTGCCTTTTAATTTCGCTCCTAAAGCTTGGAAAACACAACAAAAGGTGTTATATTATATATATGGTTAAAGTTAATAAAGTAAATATAGAATCAAAGTCACAGTTAGCAAAATTGTTTGCTACAGAAAATTTATCAGTAGAACATAACAACGTAAAAACGGCCTCTTTTGATTTAGAGAATAGAATCGTTACATTACCAATATTTAAAAAA